CGAAAGAAGTACGCGGGGGACGATAAACCGGAGACGACTGAATCTTTGCCGTTGGATAAGGCGCTGGACGAGAATCAACGATTGATTGCATAAGGGGGGGAGATGCCATACAAGAGCAAGCGTCAAATGCGTAAATTCTTTGCCATGGAGAAGCGGGGCGAGATAGCGAAGGGAACCGCCAGGGAATGGGCACATGAAACTCCCAATATCGCTAGGTTACCGGAGGTGAAACGTCCCAAGCATAAACGGGGAAATCCCTGGGCGATGGACCCGGGTTTCTAATAAAATCGAGGTGAGAAAGGTATGAGAAAGCTTGTGGCGATTGTAATGGTTACATGTTTTCTGTTGATTCCGGCCCTAGCCTTGGCCGACAGATTGGTTGAACCCTTCGAAAAGGCCCGGGAATACGCGCTGAAGGGTACAATAACCGAAAGGGGCTATTACATGGTGGAGTATGTTGCCAACGAAGACGGCAAGGAAATCATGTTTATGATGGCTGCGTATCCCGTAAAATCTGACACGAAATGGGCTGGATCTGTGGCAATAGCGGGTGTGGATGCCAATGGTAAATTTCACTTTTTAGCCTGGGATGCGGAAGATGGATATTACGAATATCACGGGTTCGCACTGGAACCATTGACACCAGAACAGGCATCGGAACGTGCCTTTAAAATCTTTAGGGAAATGGTCAAGCGAGGCCTAATTTAAGGAGATTGTCATGGCTGACAAAGTCAAATATGAACCGACATTCATCAAGAAATCTGAGAGGGCGGCGGGAATCGAAGACGTGGTAACGGGAAGCAAAACAGAAGAGAAGAAAGAGAAACCCAAGGCCAAAAGGAATTGGGCGGGAGTTCATTTACCGATAGACCCGACACAACTCAAGGCAACTATGGAAAGTGGTTTTTCGCCTGTCGAGAAAGTGGAAAAAAGAGAGCATTACAAAGCGGGAAATCCCAAAAAATTGAAGTGTGGATTTTAGTATATCCTAAATTGGGTGATTTCATGAAAAAATAGCAAAAGAGGGTGTAAAAATGGCAAAGAAATGGATTCAGGAAGCAATCAAAAAACCTGGTGCGTTAAGGGCAAGTCTTGGCGTCAAGGAAGGCCAGGATATCCCCGCCAAGAAGTTAGCGACGGCGGCAAAGAAACCGGGCTTAATGGGTCAAAGAGCTAGATTGGCACAAACCCTTAAAAGATTACCGAGGCGACATGGTGGAGAAGGCGGAAGCCCCAAAGGCGGACCCAAAAGTTGCCCCTGCGGATTCTAAACATTACATCGAATTCCACTGCGGTGGTTGCGGGGCACAATGGTTAATGGAAATCGTGAGCGAGAAAAAACCCGTTTCGCGATGTTGTCCCACCTGCGGGGCTATTTTTTCGGGTTTTATCAGTCAAGAAATGGGAGTAGCTTGAATGGCTGATCTGTACGGAGAAAATTTTATTTCTGAATCTGAAGGCATAAGAACACCTGAATATTTTGCGGCGAAGCGAAGGGCCCAGGCGGAACACGAAAAAAAATACCAGGACGAAGCGGGAAATTATAGTTGGAGAGAAAATTATCTTGAGGTAGCGCGACGACAAGAAGCGCAGGCGGCAGAAGCAAGCGCCAAGAACCTGATCGAACGCACTACGCAGATTGAAAAACAACATGGCGTGGAGGCTGGTAGAAAAAGGAAGGATGAAGCTACGTTATGGGCGCTACAGCATGATCCGACTGGAAGTATAGCAGCTCGCATGTCTGGCCCGGGTAGATTTTACTGGAATCAATATCCAATTCTGGCGCAATTACATGAGGAATATCGCAAAGAACTACAACGCACCAATAAATTATTTTCGAGAGATATTGCCCTAACTGGCGGCAGAGGGTCAATAAGCGCAAGACAAATTCGAGAGTATCAACAACAGACATTGCCCAGTCCATATCAGGCCCTCGGAATGATGTACGGATTATATTGATGGAAATTAAAGATCTCTATAAAGAGTGGATTCGATCACCGCTTCGGTTCGTGAAGGAAGTGATTCAGGCCGAACCATCCTGGCAACAGGAACAGGCACTAAACGCCATCGGAGAACTTGTCCTTGCCAAGATCCGGTTAAGTCGTGGCGAGAAGCTTAACCAAGATGAACTTAAACTTGCGAAAAAGATGGGGATTTCGATTCAGTCCGGCCACGGCACCGGGAAGGATGCCTTCTCTGCATGGGCAATTTGTTGGTTTCTTTCTTGTTTTCCAAACTCCAAGATTCCATGTACAGCCCCAACCTCGGATCAACTTGATAGTATTCTTTGGTCTGAAATTTACAAGTGGGTTCGAAATAGCAAGAAAGATTCTGACGGGGTACCCATTCTCTCTAAGTGGCTCACCATCCAGAACAAAAAGGTTCTGTTTACCGAGGGGGGTGGCAAGGAATGGTTCGCGGTCGCAAGGACATCGAATCCCAAATCAAGCACGGAAGAACAGGCCGAAACCCTCGCCGGATTTCATGAAGATTACTTGATGATAGTTATAGATGAAGCATCGGGTGTACCAGAACCGGTATTCAAACCCCTGGAGGGTGGTTTAACGGGGAAGGTCAACTTTATGCTTATGGTTTTCAACCCGACCCGAGACAAGGGCTTTGCAATCAATTCTCAAAAGGGAAATCGCGGCGATTGGATATGTCTACGGTGGAATTCCGAGGAATCTCCCCTCGTTGAAAAAACATTCATCGAGCACATGGCCAGGAAATACGGCAAGGATAGTAATCCTTATCGCATTCGGGTTTTGGGATTACCCCCGATTGCCGCCGAAGACACATTGATTCCCTGGGAATGGATACAAGATGCTGTAGAGCGCCAGGTAATTCCGATGCAAGACGACCCCGTGATTTTTGGGGTGGATGCCGGGGCAGGTGGAGACCATTCCAGTATTATCCGAAGAGTAGGGCCTAAAGTAGAAGAAATCAAAAGAATCAATACCAAGCAAACAATGGAACTCACCGGTCAGGTATCCCTGGAACTGAACATATTTGAAAACTATCAAGGTTGCTGTGTGGACAATATCGGGATAGGGTTGGGAGTATACAACAGGCTTCAGGAATTGGGCCACCGGCGCGTGTTTGCGGCTGACGTTAGGAGGTCCCCGAGAGACGCGCAACGATTTTGTAGACTCAGAGATGAACTCTGGTGGAAACTCAGAACCATGTTCGAAGAGGGAACAATTAGCATCCCAAATGACGATGAACTTATTGCCCAGCTTTCGGTCATTAAGTGGAAAACGGAAAGTGATGGCAGAATAAAAATCGAATCCAAGGAAGACATGGTGAAGCGAGGTATTGCCTCTCCAAACGATGCAGATGCATTGATGCTTTCTATGTTTTTGAATGATGCTGCATTCAGGATTCCAAGCGTGAAAAATGATTACTGGGAAGATGCTGAAATTTTTAAACGTGCCAAACAAAGAGCCACTAGAGGGGAAAATTCATGGATGGCCAGTTAACCACGGGATTTTATAGAACCACAAAGGCAGGGAAAACCAGATCCACCCATTATCATATTCTTTACTTGAACCCCGAGAAGGGAGAGGGATCGGTTTCTATCAATCTCAACCATGGTCATGAATTGGATTGGGCCGACACGGAAGCGGGACCGCAGCCCATGTTATTGGCTTCTCAGGATGGTCATACCCATGACATTGGAGAGCCAATTCCCGAAAATCGTGACATTGACGAAGATGAAACTGACGTGGTGGCCGACGCCCGAAATCTCTTTAAGGAAACTCTCGAAAACGAATCCGACTATCGCAAACGAGGGGAAGAGTCGGAGGAATTCGTTTCCGGGTTCGGACAATGGGAAAAGCGAATTAAGGATAAACTGAAGGACGAAGAGCGGGCCGCGCTTACAATCAACGAGATCGAACCCAAGCTTGACATTTTGAGCGGTCACCAACGACAGAACCGACTTGACATAAAATTTTATCCGGTGGAAGAAGGGGATTCCGTAACAGCGGACATCCTTAATGTGCTCACCAAGAACATCATGGAGCAGAATAACTACAACCATGAGGAAACCGAAGCCTTCGAAGACAGCATGATCACGGGGCGCGGGAATTTCAACGTCAGGGTGGATTACGAAAAGAATATCGAGGGCGATATCATCGTGGAATGGTTTCCGTGGCGTCAGGTATTTTACGGACCCCACCAGAGCAAGGATCTCAAGGACCTGGATTATCTGGTTAAAGCCCAATGGCACACCAAGGCTTTTATCAAGAATATGTGGCCGGATAAATCTGACCAGATTCAGGCCGAATTTGACGACGTATTTTCCAAAGACGAAAAACATCTGACCACCCGCGCCGATCAATATGAAAGTCCGAATGCGGAAGAAAGAAGGGTCGCGGATTCCGAAGAAAAACGTAACCCCAACTTCGTTGACATTGCCAAAAAGAAATTCAGGGTACTTGAAATTTGGAGACGAATGCCAAAGACCGTCAAGATCCTCACGAATTCTGTTGACGGCATCTATGAGAATACTGAATTTTGGTCCAAGAATGATGTGACGCAAGCCGCAACCCTTCCCGGGTTTAATCTGGTACCGGTAAAGAAACCGAGGATGCGAGTGACCACGATAGCGAATCGAGTGCTCCTGGAAGATGAGTATCCTAAGCTTGCTGCTCAGGATTTTCATATTATCCCTGTCTACGGAAAGAAGAGGGGGACCAAGATCTGGGGTAAGGTTGATAATGCCAAAGATCCGCAGCGCGAAATTAACAAGCGCCATTCTCAGGCCGTGGACATTCTTAACCGCATGGCGGCCTATGGGTGGTTTATCGATGACCAGACTTTCCTGAACCTGAAAGAACAGAAAAATTTTGAGGATAATTCCTCCCGGGCTGGTTTTGTTCAGAAAGTCCGAGATGTAAAAAATGTGCCGGTTAAGGTAGAGGGAGCCAAGTTTCCGACCGAGTTAGCCAACTACGAACAATTGGCATCTACCAAAATGAAGGAAATAATGAATGTCAACACGGAAATGCTGGGGATGCCGTCCGGGGCGGGGTCTGGCATTCAGGAGGTTGGCCGTAGACGACAGGGTTTGATCGGAAACGAGTTTCTCTTTGACAATCTGGCCCTGGCCAAGAGGAAATTGGGACGTATGCTGGCAGCCTACATCCAGGACGTTTACACGGTAGAACGCATGATCAGGATTTTAGAGAATCAGGCAACCCGGGGAACTGTCGTGGAACCCCAGAACATTCAGCCCGGCTCAGAAATGGCCCAGATTTTAGCCCAAAGCAAGGGATCTTCACCGAGATATGACACCCAGGTCCTTCAAGAACTGCTTACAAACATGGATTTGACGAAATATGACGTTGAAATTGGTGAATCTGCTTACTCTCCAACTAATCGCCAATCAAATTTCATAATTTGGCTTGAAGCGGCCAAGGTTGGAGTGCCAGTACCACCAGATTTGCTTATCGATCTCTCTGATTTGCCGGAAAAGGACAAAGTCAAGCAGCAAATTCAACAGATGCAGATGGCTCAACAGATGGAAGCCGAAAAAACACGTCAAGTTGAACTAGCTAAGTCGGGAATTAATCCACAAACTATGACGAAAACGCCAGGAGAGGGCGAAATACCAGAAGGAGGCGAATAAGATGTCGGCAACATTTACGGAAACAAGGTCAGGTCAAAACGTTAGACGCATGAGAATTGCATGGACCGCCGATGGCGGAGGGGGGACATTTACCCAAGTCAGCTTTGCATTGCGTGGATGGATTTTTATGGTGATTACCAATCCGGGAGCAACGGCACCCCAGGATAATTACGACATTTACATCAAAGACGAACATGGATTTGATGTGATGGGAGGCACCCTGGAAAATCGTGATACCGCGAATACGGAACAAGCTTTTCCGATCGTTGTCGGAACCACCTATGGAGCCAGATTTGTGGATGGATCTTTAACCCTCGACATTTCGAACAACAATGTCGCCAATGCAGTCGGCGTGATTGATATTTATTACGAACACGAATAAGGAGGAATTTACAATGCCAGAGAACTTTCCCATTTTTTGGGGATCAGATCTAAGCGCGACCAGCGCGGCAGTCAGCACAGCCGACAGTAAGGCCGTGAGCGCAACCAACGTGACGGTAATCGGTACTTTTGAAAGTCCCATTACCAGCATTTCCTATGGTTTAGCCGCCGCAAATTGTTACAACTCCAAGATTTATTATGGGGCGACGGGGGAAATTGATCTTCCGGCTGCGGTAGCAGGCATGGCATTTGTAATTTACAATACGGGTGCATTTACAATTACGATTGATCCCCATGGCACTGACGTAATTGTAAGGGACGGAACTGCCCAGGCAGCAGGAATCAGCATTACACTCGCGAGTGGAGCGGGAAACTATGTCTGTCTTGTTTGTGACACGGCGAACCATTGGGTCACGTTGGGTTCAAAGGGCACATTGGCCGAGGGGTCATAATATGGGAATTTCATTATTTTCTGCTGGTAGTGTTTCTGAACTGATAACGAATGGTGGTATGGAGATTGGAGATCCTCCCACAGGCTGGACTAACCAGGCTTTAGAAATATGGGAACGGAGCAGTAATGATAAACACACGGGAACCTACTCGGGTCACGCTGTGGATTCTACTCCAAATTACGGTAGTATATTCCAAGCTGCTGTGTCTTCCGTTGGCCCCACCTACAAAGTTTCTGGCTGGGTACGTGCTATATCGGGTACTGTAGCATGGTGGGTATATCGCACGGACCCAGGGTATGCAGTGTATGCTTATGAAACCATTACGCCAGCAGAGGGATGGGTCTACAAAGAGAATATTATACTAAGTTCGGGTAATAATATCATTGTACGTGTCCGCAATGATAGCGATGAAGTAGCCGCAGAATTTTATGTGGATGATGTCTCTGTCGTAGGTGTTGGCTTCTAACAGTGGGCCGACCTGGGCGGGAATGGGAATCATGCAGCACAGAGCACGGAGGCAAAGAAACCAACATATCTGGTTGAAAACTATCTCAATGGGAGATATGCGCTTTACTAACATGAAGGTTAGATTTGTCTACAGGATATTCCCTGCGTTCATTACATACACGAACGACATGAATCCCGGAACCGGTGGATACGCGATTCGGGCCACGATATATATCCGACCCGAATATCAACACGACAATGGAATTCATGCACACGAACTGACCCATGTGAGGCAATGGTGGAGAAACCCATTGTTTCATAGATGGTTATATAAAAGATCAAGGCAAGCGAGGCTACAATACGAGATAGAAGCCTTCGTGACACAACTAAGAGAATATCCTATCGACGAACTCAATGCCAAATTTAAACGTTTTGCCTTTTTTCTGGCCACAAAATATGATTTGAGAATTTCAGAAGAAGAGGCAGAGAGAGAATTGCGAGACCAATATGCGTGAAATTGCCTCGCAATTGCGGGGTATGGGAACACTTTCACACTAAGAAACCCAAGGAGGAAAATATGAAAAAAACACAAAGGTTCACCATTGCCGCAAACCTTAAGATTCAGGCAACCATAGATATTTCCGCGAACTCCATGGAAGATGCATTAAAAAGGGCAAGGGAGCTAGACGTTACCGATTTTGTTGATTTTAAGGGAGAGTATTGCGATGGAGAACTAGAATCCATTGGATGGATTTCCGAAGTTGTGTAAAACTGAACACTCTCATACCAAGAGACAGGAGGAAAACAGTTTATGGCAGAAGAGATCAAAGAAGAAATCAAGGATTTGGGAACCGAAACCGAAGACCAAGAAGTCGATGTTTCTAAGCTGAGTGACGAAGATCTCAAGAAGAAACAAGATGAACTTCGCAAGGGACCCGAGAAGAAAGTCGAGGTCAAGGAAAAAGTCGAATCTGCGGCTACAAGCGCAGCCACCAAGAAAGACGAACCCTTGACACCAGACGAACTTGCTAAGCTCCGAAAGCAAGTACAGGATAAGGAGGCTTTTATTCAAAAGCAGGCTAGGGAAATCGGAG